CCCAGGACTATTAAAAGCTTGGGAGGTAGCTATGCCAACTATGCGTCAGGGTAGTAAGACACTAGGTACTATGATTGCCTTTGGTACAGGCGGTACACAGGGTGTAGACTTTGCAGGTATGGAAGAACTATTCTACAATCCAGAGTCATATGACTGCTTATCTTTTGCAAACGAGTGGGATGATGGTGCTATGGGGACAGAGTGCGGATACTTTGTACCGATCTTTGAGAATTTAGAAGGATTTATTGATGATGATGGTAACTCTAAGATAGAAGAAGCTACAGATTTTGAGCAAGGCAATAGAAACAAAAAGAAAGGTACTAATGATCCAAAAGCATACGATCAATATATAGCTGAACACCCACTATGTCCTAGTGAAGCTACACTGCAAGTGTCATCAAATCTATTTGATATATCATCACTGCAAGAACAATATAATAAAGTAAAAGCTAATAAGCTACATGCTATAGGTACAGCTGGTAGACTGTATTATGGTAAAGATCATAAGATAAAGTTTGAGCCTGATGGGGATGCTAGGCCCATCCTTCGATTTCCACATCGTAAAGAAGATAATCTGGAAGGAGCCATTGTTCTCTACGAAGGTCCTTATAGGAACCAGGAGGGACAAACTCCGCATAACCTATATGTAGTGTGCCATGACCCGTATGGACAAAACCAATCAGCAGACTCCAGCTCTCTTGGTGCTGCGTATGTGATAAAGAGAATAAATAATATATCAAAGCCTGATGATTTAATTGTTGCTAGCTATGTAGGTAGGCCACACACGCAGGACGAATATAATAAAAATTTATTTATGCTAGCAGATTATTATAATGCAAAGATAGGCTTTGAGAATGATAGAGGTGCTGTAATACAATATGCTAGACAACATAGAAAGTTACATAGACTACAAGAAGAGTTTGAGATGTTAGATAAAAAAGAACTGAGATCTAGAAATGTCAAACGTAATTTTGGTATGCATACTACAGAAGCTAGAAAAAGACAAGGCGAGTTGTACATACGAGACTGGTTGAATGCTGTAAGATCTGATGATGGTGATACTATAACTCTTAACTTGCATAAGATATATGATTTAGCTTTACTGCAAGAGCTTATAAAGTTTAATCATAGGGGTAACTTTGACCGGGTAATGGCATTAATGATAGGAATGTACCACACTAGAGAACTTTACAATGCTGAAGTAAAAGAAATAATAGAAGATAATTCATCAAACGAATGGTTTGATAAGAATTACTACTAGTGTTATATTTATAATAGTATATATAAAAGATGTGTATACAGTAGAACAAGGTATTAATTTAATTAATTTTGCAAGATATGTATCTAGGGGGAGACAAAATACCGCAGCAAAAGCTGCCTTTATCAAAGAAAAATAAAAAGTGGAGAGAAAGCTGTGTAGAAGCCTACATAGAGCTATCTCAATATGGGGTCAACGAAAGAAAGGATGACCTCAAACGCTTGTATGACTATTACAACGGTGTAATTTATGAGGATGACTATCGTTACGTTACACAACCCTACGGCAAGTCCCGTACAAATTTCCCCTCTAAAATGCGTAACTATCCTATTATCAAACCTATTATTGATCTTCTCTTGGGTGAAAAGTCTAAACGACCTCTGAATTACACCGTTACCGTACAGAATGGAGATGCAGTAAGTCAAAAGGAAAGTGCAAAACAACAAGCCATATATCAGAACTTACAGCAAAGATTTATACAAGCTTTAGCACAAAGCAACCCAGACATACTGCAAAATCTAGAATCTCCAGACGATATTCCTATGCCTAAAGAAATAGCTGATCAGTTTGAAAACAGCTATGTAGATAACAGAGCTATCAAAGGACAACATGCTATAACATACATTATGCAATCACAAGAAGTGTATGATAAGTTACAAAAAGCATGGTTTCACTTTTTAGTATCTGGTGAAGTATATACTCACAGAGGTGTAAGAAACAAAGAACCTTTCTACGAAGTTCTTAATCCTATTGACATTGACTATGACAAAGATCCAGACATAGAGTTTGTAGAAGATGGTGACTGGGCTTTGGTTCGCAAGTACGTACATGCATCATCAGTTATTGATTCATTCTATGAGTCATTGACAGAAGAGCAGGTGCTAGAGTTAGAAGAACCAAGACAGTCAGACCCTGAGTCATATCTATTATACAGACGAGCAAGAGCTGGTTCTGATCCAAATACATACAGAAACAGATTGATAGAAGTGGTTACTGTATATTGGAAGTCAAGAAAAAGAATAGGTTTCTTAGAATACATGGACCCAGAGACTGGGGCTATGGAAGAGATGGAGGTTGATGAAACCTTTAGACTACCTAAAGAGATGAAAGATATGGGTGCTAAGGTAACCTATCTATGGGTAAACGAAGTATGGGAAGGCACACGTATTGATGGTAGATTCTACATAAATATCAATCCTGTAGCTAACCAAAGAATATCTATTGACAATGCATCAACATGTAAATTACCTATTAATGGTAGAAAATACTCTGATATAAATGCTGACAACATATCACTAGTATCACTTGGTATACCTTATCAGTTAAACTACAATATCTTTAAATATAGAATGGAATTAGCAATAGCTAGAAGTAAAGATATTATCTCACAGTTTGACATCAATATGATACCTAAGAAGTGGGATATGGATAAGTTTATGTACTATGTAGAAGGTACAGGTATAGCATGGGTAGACTACAACAAAGAAGGTATACAGCTTAATCCACAGCATCAATCAGTATTGGACATGTCAATTAAGACTATATCACAATACATCACACTATTAGAATCTATACTAAATGAATGGGAAAAAATATCTGGTGTGTCTAGGCAAAGACAAGGTACGATTGGTGCATATGAAGGTAAAGCTAGTTCACAACAAGCTATTCTACAATCGTCGCACATTACAGAAGATATATTCCGTAAGTTTGCTAGATTAGAACAAAGAGATTTACAAGCGCTACTTGACTATTCTAAAGAAGCATGGCTTACTGGTAAGCAAGGTATGTTTGTAATGCCTGACGGTACTACAGACTTTTTAGATCTTGATACATTGCAGCATATGGAATCTAACTACGGTATATTTGTATCTGATGCTGGTAAAGATCAACAACGATTAGATCAGATCAAAGGCTTAGCACAAGCTATGATACAGAATGGTACTAAGGCATCTATGGTAGCTGAGATGTTTGAATCAGAAAACTTTAGTCAGATAAAAGGTAAACTTAAAGCAGCAGAGAAGGCTGCAGAAGAATTAGAGCAAGCACAACAACAAGCACAGCAACAACAAGCTCAACAGCAAATGCAAATTCAACAACAAGAGATGGAAAGAGCTTCTATTGATAAAGAGAAGGATAGACAGTTAGACATTGAAGTAGCGTTGATAAATGCAGAGGCTAGAAAGAATCCAGAGCTAGACAGCTTTAATATGCAGAAGTTGATGCAAGACTTTGAAAATAAACAGCGCGAGTTAGATATTAGAGAAAGAGAGCTTGGTGCTAAAATAAATAACGACAACGAAAAAAATCAGATAGCAAGAGAGGGTGATGCTGAATAATCAAATGCGTAGAGAAATATTGAATATGGCTAGAGCTACTGGTTTTGAAGGTAGCATACTAGACTTGTATCAAATGGCTAACCAAGGTGCTAATGTACCAGCAATGCTACAAGCAGAAGCCCAGGCTAAGCAACAGAATATGCTAGTTGCACAAACTCCACAAGAACAACAAGTAGGTTTACGTGAGCAGCAAGCTATGGGTAATACAGATGCTAGCATGGTTTTTCCAGACGTACCAGCTAACACATCATTTAATACTGAAGGTATGAGAGTACCTATCAATATTACAAAGTTAGATAATCAAGGACATCTAGTACAATCGTATCAAAATGTACCACCAGGCATTAAAGACTTACCTACAGGACCAAAGCGTGGCACAGTTATAGAGACGCCGGCTTACAAGAAAGGTGGGTATAGATCTAAGTATGGTAAAGACCCAGTAACAGGCACAGGTAAAAAGCCAAAAGGCAGTGGTAGAAGATTGTACACAGACGAGAATCCAAAGGATACTGTAGGCATTAAGTTTGCTACTCCAGCTGATGCTAGAGCTACTGTAGCTAAAGTCAAAAGGGTTAGTAAACCTTATGCTAGAAAGATACAAATACTTACTGTAGGCGAACAAAGAGCCAAAGTAATGGGTAAAACGCAAGTATCAAGCATATTTACCAGGGGTAAAGAAGCACTAAGACGTGGTAGAAAAAAGACATAAGTGATATATAATAAAGACATATCCAAAAACATATGCGTATGTAGCAATACATGCATATTTAATTATTTTTGTAAAAAATTAATATATAGATTATGATAGAACCAGAAGAAGAAGGCATCGGTTTAGATGACATTTCATTTGACGATGTGATAGGTGGCGGATCAAAAAGCTCAGAAGTAGCAGAAGATCTTGCAATAGAAAAACCAAATGCAGAAGCTGAAGAGCTTGACGCGGATGCAGAAGAGTTAGAAGAGTCTGAAGACGTAGAAGAAGTTGAAGAAGAAGAAGAGGAATATGAAGACGAGGAAGATGAGGACTACGAGGAAGACGAAGAGTATGAAGATGATGATGAAGAAGAAGATGATGACAGAGAACCTGTTGCTTCTACAGTAGTTTCTTCAATACTAGACAAGTTAGGCTTTGAGACTGACGATGAGTATGATGACACTGAAGAAGGTCTCTTAGCAATGACACAAGATGTTGGACAACAGATAGCGGAAGATCAACTAAATAATTTATTTGAGAACTTCCCACTAGTACAAAGACATCTAGAATACGTTCTTAATGGTGGTGAGTCTAGAGATTTCATGCAAGCGTATGATCCACAGTTAGACTACAACCAGGTAAGTTTTGAAGAAGATGACACAAGAAGTCAAAAAGCTATTTTATCTGATTACTTTGCAACAAAGGGGCATGATCAAAACTTTATAAATGAGCTACTGACTGATTATGAAGATACTGGTAAATTATACCAGAAAGCTGAAGCTGCTAGAACAGCTCTAGGTAAGATGCAAGAACAATCCAGAAGTCAACTGGTTGAACAGCAGAAACAACAAAGAGCC